TATATATGCATCCGCGTCTTCCGCACCTTCTTCTTTTCTCCTTCTTCTTTCTCCACAAGTAACATCAATATATCCTCTGCTGACAGCTTGCTTTTCAATATTGTCTCAATGTCAGCTATCCCCGCCCTCAACACATCTTTTGCATTATCTATTTCCAGCAAAGCAATCGACTTCTGCGCAATAACCTTCTGAACTAAATGCGCAAGCATCACCACTACATATTCATTCATTATTCCTCCTTGCTTCATCTTTTGCCTCAAAAGCAAGCTTCACCTCGTACTTTGTCGGCTTATATTGCATAATAGTATCCTTATACGGCCAAATCTCTTCCATCCTAACTCTATTCAATGCTTCTTTTAATTTCGCTAACCTACCTATATACTGTGCAGGCGTATCCGCTAACATAAACTTCGCAAATGCAATACCGATTGCATCTCCATACGCCTTTGCATCTCTTGCTCCATACCCGTTATCCTGTTCCTTTCTTATGTACTTCATCACTTTCCGCCTGCAAATCTCGAAACTTTCATACTCGTACTCCATGAGCTTTAACTCACCTATTGAAACTATTTCCCTCTTTTGCTCTTCCTTTACACAGTCATCATTGTATCTGTCAAATATACGGCCAATCACTATCCCATAATTCCCTACGTCAATTCCAAACATAAATTCTTCATCCTGCACTTCCTTCCATAACGCGCACTTCCACGTCACCACCACTTTCCCTATCAATGTCTTCTTCGTCTTTGCTCTTCTCTCCATGCTATCCTCCTGTTATTTCACTCTTTGTCTTATTCCAAAATAACTTCACTTCACCATCAACTGGGTCTTTCTTCCAAAAACTTACCCACCCGGCCTCATACCGCACAATACGCCGTACATTGTCTATTTTCTGGGCTTTCGGTGCATCAACACGGCTTACTTCTATGTCAATATACAAGGCAATTCTTAATATATCCTCATCAACAAAACTTATCCCGAGCAACCCCTTCTCTACTATGGGCAAAGCTCCATCTCCTATTTCATACTCCCATGTATATTGCATCGATTTCTTCCCAGAAGCATCCCAACTCTTCTTCAACTCTTTTGCTACTGCGACTGCATGCACCCAAAACCTCCCTTCTTCATCCTCTGTTCTTCTTATTCCACGCAACACAGGCTCCTGAAAACATCTTGACCACACGCGCTTATCTTTTCCTCCATATTCTACAAGCCTATCGCTGTCAACAACAGTGCCCAATATTGTCTCTATTTCTATCACTCGCAATTGCCTTATTTTCAACATTTCCCTGAAATCATCCCATGCACTCTTTCTTTTCATTTTACACTCCTATAAATGTTCATGCCTCAACTCTCGACCACATATTATCATTATCACTCCAAATATAAAAAATAGGACCGCAATACGCATTCGCTACCCTTACAACTGCTCTGTCTATGTCAATAACATGCTGTATTATTTCGTCAAAACTACCTGCTGTCACTTCTACTTCTCCTCTACCAAAACCGTCAACCCGTAACTCACACACAGCGCGCCATCTTGGTCTGTACTCCACCCGTTCCCCTGTCGACTTCACAATCACACGTGCTTTACATACCGTGCACCCAAACACTGCTTCTCCTTTATTCCTACTCTCATACAATTCAAGTCCTTCTACTTTTCCGCATCTCGGGCAAGTACCAACGCCTATGTTCTTACGACCTTTTATCCTCTTTATAATTACTTTTACTAATTGTATCAACATTGTTACTCCTTTTTATATTTAACAGCACTTCTTGGTCACATTCTTACACATAAAACAACCGCGCTTGCTTCTCTTATATGCTTCAACGCTGTCGCAAATTGCTCTGAAGTTATGCCCAAAACTTCATAAATATATTTCTGCTTCACTACTGGGCAAGTATAACTCACATTCATTCCGCGTGCTTTTTGCTCTTCCTTCAACTTGGCTTCATCTAATGCTTTTTGCAATACCTCTACGCTGGGCTCTACCAGCAATTCAAATACACGCTTATCTATCTCCTTGCTTAATTTATTCCGTATCTCCTCAATGAAAATACTGACCGGTACTTCATGCATTGTCCCTACCAAATTGCACAAAAACTCGTCATCTATATCACACATCACAGCATCTTTTGTTTTCGCAACATTTGTATAATATGCATCCGCCATTGTATTGTACATACAAGCCTTTGCATATGCCAAAAACTCTTCTATCTTGTCTCCTTTAAAATTCTGGCAAGCTCTCCACAAGGCTACGCTCTGCTCTTGTACAAGGTCTTCTGCTTCCATCCCTACTACGCCCGGAATCTGCTTTCTATTTGCATTATACCACATCAAATTCTCTAATTTGCTAAATACTTCAGCAAAATCAAACATTTACTCCTCCTCTTTTTGTACTTCTTTTCGGAAACTTCAGCCCGTACGGCGTCGCTATTATTCTCTTTATCTTGCTAACTCCTTCATCATTTATCAAATATGTCGCACCACTCCTTGTATAGTGTATATTCTCAATTAACTCCCTCTCTCTTATACAAAGATATATCCAACTCTTTGTTATGCACATTTCTTCTGCTACCTCTCTCACTGTTTTCTGTCTCATAACGACTCCTTTACTTTTTTGATTGCATTTTCAATCTCTTGCTCCCCATTCGTTGCACGAAGCTCCCACACATATCTTACTAATTCTGCTCCATCCTTATGCGCCTTTACTAACAACTTTGCTCCCCTTCTTGTCTCTTTCAATACTCTTATAATCTTTACCGGTATCCCAAATCTTGTCATGATAGCCATCTTACTTTCCTCCTCTTGTCTTTTTCTCATGCTGCCTGCAGCACACATAATTCTCTTCTGTCTTTCCTTCCTCCACTGAACTCCCCACATTCCTTACACATAACGAGCACAACAACGTCCCGACTTGTACTACCGCTCCTTTATGCTTATGCCCTAATGGGCAAAGTGTCTTCTTCTGCCCCTCCTCAATCTCGTAATGCACTTTCATAATTATCGACATTATTTTCTCCTTTTAATTCGAGCGGCATTTCTGCCGCTCGTGTATTATTTACTTTAGGCAGCATCTATCGTGTACAATCCACCTGTTAACGCGTGTCCTACTGACAGCTGCCTGTAGGCAAGATTCATTTTCTGTGTCTCTGTTTTCTGCCTCAATTGGTGTGTTGCATACCATGTCATCGCGTTAAAAAACATCCACTTTGTCTGCGTCTCAGTAGCAAACTTCGACATAATATCCTGCTTTGCTTTCTCACCTATTATCAACCTTCTTACACAATCTGTTAAGTATGTCTCTGCCTGCTCTTTTGTCCACTCTTTATTCGCCCACTTCCTCCACAAAGCCATAGAACTCAGCAAAAAACCGTACTCTTCTTCAAATCTCTTACCTAACTTCTCTGGTGCAGCGGCTTCAAAATGCTTCACTGACACACTCACAAGTGTTGACTTTGTCACTAATCCGTTTGCACAAACAAGCCTGTATGCTCCCAACGTAAATCCTACAGGTGTGCTGTTATCATACGAATTAAACACGGACACTGTTGGCATAATTGCATCTCCTGGCTTAATGTCTGTCACATAACTGTCGTCCACCAACAAATACTCCTTTATCATCTTGCCACCGTAATATGGCAAACTTGTTCTTGTATGTATCTCCCCTTTAAAAGATTCCCTTATTGCTCTGTCAAATACTGTCTGTACCGCTTTATTTGTCACAATACTATATCTATCACTCACTATCCCGATAACCCTACTCACTTTACCTTGATTGCTTATAATCGCCTTCTTCCCTGGAACTTCCAGACCGCAAACTGTACACATATCTGCCTCTCTGACTTCAAAATTTGCATACTCCGCCATCATACTTTCTCCGTCTTTCACTATCTTACCTGAAAATCTCTTAACTGCGGATTCCTTCACATATCCGCCATTAAACATCCCATCTACCGCCGCTTGCTTGTTCACAACTTGTTCCATAATGTTCATCTTTTCCTCCTTTATGTTACTTTTTATTACTGTTTTTAAAAAATTCTATTTACCACTCTTCATCTTCCTCTTCCGCCTCTTCCACCTCTTCTATAAATACTTCACCAGTATCTTCATTTTTAAATAGCGTTATCCAGTCCTGTCCGTCCCCGTTTACAGCATTTATATCCCCTAATAAAGAAACACGTAATTGCTTTTTCGTGGGTGCTTTCTTAAAATTAGCTTTTATATATTCATCTCTTTCTTCTTCTTGCCATTCCTGTTTATTTATCATGTTGAACAGGCAAAAAACTCTTTCGATTGCTGCTAAGTCTGAACTTGCAGAAAATCTTACCGTTTTAAGTCCCCCCGAACTAAAACGCTCATATATCTCTCTTTTAACTACGTACTTCATCTTTTCCTCCTTATCAATTTTCTTATTACTACTCTACCGTCAATACCTTTCAACTGTATCGGCTTATCTGACGATAACAATGCTCTCATCTCTTCCTTCGACAGCACTTCCTCCGTGTATATTTCTCGAATACCTTCTTCTCCTGCTACTACCATTTTATATCCCTCTCTGTGTATCTCCCCGCTCTTATTTTTTGGATACCACGCAAGTTCAAACTTTTGTTTCATCTTTTCCTCCTTTGTTATCCTAAATAATACATTTCATAAAACTTTGCTACAGCCTCTCCATTCCCCCAATACCTTCGCTCAATACTAAACATCTCCCGTGGATACTCTCTTACTCCGGACTTTTCAACTGCTGTTTCCAAATTGTCCAGCTGTGCCTCATTCATTGGCTCTGAAACCTTAATATCAAACACGCTACTCTTGTTTTGTTCGAACTTTTTTATCTGCTCTCTTACACGAACGCAATGTTTCTCGTACTGCTTCGCTAATCTTGTCTTTACTGCTGCTTTCATCTGTTCCTCCTTTGTTTAATTCTTAAATTTATTATATATTAAACATGCAAAAAGTCAATAGACTTGTAAAATATTTTATATATTCAAAATAACAAAAAAGGGTAAACACACCATTAACACTACCACCTTCCCTTGTTTTAAATATGTAAAACTTTTTATAAAATATTTTATATATTTATATATAAATATTTTTCTTTTCCACTTACCCGTGTAAACTCTTATAAAACAATACTTTATACACTCGTTTCTTTTCTCTCTTTTTTGAACCTTGGAACTGCCCACAAACAGCAATAAAGCGCTTGACATATGCTCTTTAACCATTAGCACTGCCAAAGCGCTTTACCTCTGTACTTGACCATTATCAGCCATTCTTCATGCCACTATTTTGCGAGGCCTAAAGTCGTCTTTACAACTTTCAATGACGGTATTTTCATCTCTTTCTCTTTTGCAATGTAATACAAATTATCATGCAATCTTGCAACGACCTTTTCAGTCATTTCTACTTTCTTCTCTGTGCAATACTCCTTTATCATTGTCGCGGCTTCGCCTCGGCAATAACTCTTGGCAACATGAACTCTCTAACACCAGAGAGTTTCACTTTTGCATCTTCTGCTGCTGGTGCAACTCCTGCATCTTTTACTTCTGCTGCTGGTGCAACTCCTGCATCTTTTGCTTCTACTACTTTTTCTTCTTTCATCTGTTCCTCCTTTAATGTTTCCGCCTTGCAAAGCTCGGCAAGTGACATCTCTTTTCCGTCAACCTTGACTAATGCTATACACTTCTTACAACTTGCCGTTATGGCATAAGTACCAAAACAATCATCGGACTCTGACAGCATCTGCATTATTTCTTTACGGCTCTCGTCAGGCTCTCCAATTATTTCAATCTTCTTCAATAACTCCTTCGACATCATTTTCTCCTCCTTGTATATCATCTTCTAATTTACTCAAGAGCAACCCCATCAATGATTGAATCTTTTGCTTCGACTCTTTTGGCAAATTTGCAAATTTCTGTAGCTTTTCTTCTTCTGCACTCTCCTTAACTGCTTCTTCATATGTCACTTCCTTTGGCGCTACGTCTTGAATCTGCTTTTCCATTCTACCTATCTGCACCGAAATATATTTCGCAATCTCCAGCAACTCTACTTTTGAAGTATTCTCCAAGTCTCGTAATAATAAACCATCAACTGCACTCAGCTTCTTAAATAAAAAACTAATTCTTTCAATATTTCTACTCGCCATTGCTACTCTAAATATGTCAAAACGCCGCTGCTTATCCTTTAACAGTGCTATTATCACTGAATCTAACTCCGGCGTCAATACTTCACCATTCATCGCAAACCTGGCAAACTGGTCACTCATTATACCTTTCTCCAAATAACTGGTACGCATCTTTGCTCTTCTTCTTCTCTTCGAGCTTCTTATCATGCTTCTCGCCCCTCCATCTGCGCAATAAATCCTGACACAGTCTTTACGGTGTCTAATACCTTTTTTACTGTCACTCTTTCTTTATCTGCTATCTCTTTTGCTTTAATTGCTAATTCTTCACCTGATAGTTTACTCAGCACCTTCCAAATCTCTACTTCCTTCACTGACCGCACAATCGTTCCCTTCTCTGGCACATGTACTGTTTGCCCGGCAAATATCTCCATAAAAGTATAAAACTCCTCTTCCCCAAAAATAACAAATAGCTCTGGCAACACACTATTATAACTTGCATATAGCATAGCAAGCTCATCTATATCTTTTGGTCTTCTCATCTCCACTCCTTTTGTTACACAACTCGTGGCATACCCCTCTACTACGCGATGTATCATACGCAACAAAGTGCTTTTTATAGGTATATTATATATTGAATATTCACGCATTACTCTATAATCCATATACTTCAATCGTCTCTCGCAATACCACAAAACTAACTCCTTAATCCTTACGGCTTTGCTTTCTGCTTCTATTTTATATTCTACTTTTTCATACTCTCTTTCAATGTCTAAACTCGTATCTACTAACTCAATCTCATCTAAAGTAACAAAAAAACGACCCTTTGTCACTTTCTTCATTGCCTCTATACAAGCACTTCTTACAACTAAATGTATATATCTCGTAAATTCTCCTACACTACATGTCACTCTAATATACTTCTTCTCTAATACTTTCAACATCTCTAAATACACCTCTTGCTTTATATCAGCAATATCCGCATTATCCCACACAGACCCCTGTGCAATCTTGAATACCTTCACATCTATAAAAGGCTTTAACTCCACAAATACTTGATTTCGTCTTTTCATTGTCAAAAAAGGCTCTCTACAATATAGTACCCAAGCTGCATCCAAAAAATCCTGGATACTATCTCTCTTTCTACGCTTGCTTCTACGTACTATTTCACTCATAGCACATTTCCCTCTACTTTATACTTTCCATGGTACAAAAATTCAATCACCCCTTCCTGCATCTGTTTATACAGCTCGGAGGCAAATTCATCAAAAAATTCCAATCTGAACAATACACCGCCTAAATCCATTACGCAACTACGTGGTACTTTCCCCCTGCCTACCCAAAAATCATCCAGCAGCACCAAATCTCGCCGCCATAAATTCTGTTTAAATACAAATACAAGTACTTTGTTTTCGTCTGCCGCTTCTTTGTGTGCTTTCATTAAACTCTTTTCAAAGTCACCTCCACCATATAGCAAAGACACAAAATTAAAATATCTCCAATGCTTCATCTCAAAGTAAATAACATTCTCCGTCAACCATCTATATGCTCCTTCTTGCCCTGCTATATCCCCACTCTGTCCTGCTACATGTATTGAACTATTCTTATGTATCGTAGCAAAAGCACCGCTCAATGCAGTGCGCCAAAACAAATCTTTTCTCTTTCCACCAGATAAATACAGGGATATCTTTCTTGACATATCCCTTTCATACGAAGACCCTTTTTCTTTAGAATTCATCTATTTCAATCCTATCTCTGCTACTTTTAGTACTTCTACCTCAATTTTATTCTGAATTCTTTCTCTATATGTATCTATCACGCTCTCAATAGAATCATTCTCTGCTACCTCCACCTCTACTCCTACGCGCATCTCATATGAATTGTAATGCTTGCTCAATTTTACGCCTACCTCAAATGTCACCATCTTTACTTTAGACATACTCATCCTCCTACCTTTCTCACATGACTTCCTTCAGAATCTTTCTCAATAAACACTACTCTATCTATATAACTACGAATCTCCTCGCTGTGTGATATAACAAACACACTCATATTTTCTGACAACTTATTTATTAACGTCGACGCTGTCTCATATCCAGCTGCGTCTAAAAATGCAAATATTTCATCCAACACAACAAAACCCAGAACACCATGCTCTAATCCATAAAACTTCCTTGCGGCTTCATTCAGTGCAAACAGTACACCTAAGTCAACCCTGCGCCCTTCTCCCCCACTTATCATATCAAAATCTGTCTCGTGCCCGTCATGAACAATCACTACCTCAAGCTTTTCTCGTATCTGCTTACTCTGCAGCTCTGTCTGTGTCGACAACATTATCGCGGTTCTTCCACTGGATATTATCTCTAAATACCCATTTACAATTTCATTAAATTCTCTTGCAAAAGAGTCTATCAATATATTCTTAACACCTGCATTTCCAAACGCTTCTACCCAAAATTGCTTAATCTGTATCTCTTTCTCACTCTTAACTTTGCTCTCTTGCGCTGTTGCTACCTCCGCTACTACTCTTGCTTTCTCTTCTATAACCGTGGACAGCATTTTCGTATATGGCGACACTTCATTTTCAATGTCATTCTTCTCCTTTCTTTTACTCTCCAGAACAGTTTCGGCTTTTCTTATAGCATACTCTGACTCTGTAACTGCTTTCTCTGCTATTCTCACTTTCTTTTCATATATATCTCTTGCTTCCTTCTCGGCTTCTCTCTCAACAACCTCTTTCTTCGTTTCTATCGTGTGCATTATCTCTGCAAGAAAAGCATTTATTCTCTCTATTGCTGTTCCTATCCGAGACATCCCATCCTTTTTTTCTGCTAATGCTCTCTCTGCTGTCAACACATCGTCACTTAATCTTTTTTTCTCTTCATCCTGCACAGTCATCTGCTTATCCGCAAGCCGTATTTTCTCCGTAACTTCTTTTTCTACTTTTATAGCTTCTTCTATCTTTTTCTTTTCTTCTTCTATATACTTCTCAATTTCCTCTATCTTTACTCCCTTAAATTCTGCTTTCACACTTTGCTTGCACACTGGGCAAATATCTCCTATTTCTCCGTACTCCACTAACTCCCGTTTCTTGGCTTTAAGTGTAGCTTCACAAAGTGAAATTGCAACACGTATTGATTCTCTCTCTGACAGCAAACTTCTTGACACTTCACGCAATACTGCATCCGTATCCACTTTACTCTTCTCTTCTTTTATTGCTCTCATCTCCGTAGCTTTTTTCTCAGCAAGCGCAACAGCATCCTTCTTCTCTGCAAGCTCCCTTAACAATACGCTTTTTTCTCCTTCTTTTTCTGCCTTCAAAGACTCCTCAGCTCCAAACGACACCTGCACTGGCGCAAGTATCATGCCTATACGCTCTACTTCTGCTACTTCGCTGCGTTTTAATATCATCTCCGCTTGTGCTTTTTGTAATACTATTTCTGCTTCTTCCATTTCTTTCATCTTGTTTACTATCTTCTCTTTTCTATTTATATGCCACAGCGCCTCTGCATCTGCAAATGCTATGCTTGAAGCTTCTTTCTCTGCTATCACAGCATTTAATTTCTCTATTTCTTTCTCTATTTCTGCTTTTCCTTTCTCTGTCTCTTTTAACATCTCTTTCATTGTCGCTTGCGCCACATCAAACATGTCCAACCCCAACAAAACAGTCAAAAATTGCTTTTTCTCCAATTCAGTCATCCCCAAAAACGACTGATACTTTATTTGCGAAAAGTACACCATCTTATCATAAAGTAAACTACTAACTCCTAACTGTCTTATTACATTCTTTCTTACTACATCGTTCGTTCCTCCCTCAACTATTTCACCATTCATCCATCCAAAAAAACTATTCCCTTTCTCCTTATCCTTTCTATATGCCTCAACTGTCAAACTATTATTTGCATCATCTATAAACTCTAACTTCACAAGACACCCTTCTTTTTCGTCCCAATTTATCACATCATCCGCAAAACGTTTCTTCGTTCCCTCGCCGTATAATGCCCAGCGTATTCCCTCAAATAACGACGTCTTTCCTGCTCCGTTCTTACCTTGCAACAACCAAGCTCCGTCTGTAAACTCAAATTCTTGCTCTTTATATGACATAAAGTTTCGCAAATACATTTTTTTCAACCTGTAACTGCTCGCTGCAAAACTATTACCTATTGCTACATCCCCCAATACTTTTTCACCTTCTTTCAATACAGTATCTCTATCTTCTACCACACCTTTTATATCCAAATATTTCTCTAACATAGAACTCACACCATCATTCAAGGTCAAACTTTCTTCTCTCTGTTTTATTACAGGCACTTCCTGCACAACAACATTCTCCTCTCTTATAGTACCTGCTCCCAATTGAACTGGAGCCAATACCCTATAAAAATTCTTCTTCTCACCTTTTGGCACGTCTTCTATCTTATTCACTGTTATAAACTGCGGAAACTCTAACGGCACAAACTTCGTATCTAATGTCTCTAAATCTAAAATCCAGCAACCACGCACTCCTTTATCTTTAAAACTATGCTGAATTGGCGCGCCTACAACTGTAATATTACTTAACGTTTGCGATGCATGTATATGCCCATTAAACACTTTCTTATACTTCTTTAACAGTGTCGCTGATATACCTCCCCGTAGCTTATACCCGTCTACAGATAGTCCTGCAATATCTGCGTGCAAAAAAGCAATATCTGCATCATTTTCTTCTACCACCTGTTCAAGCCCTTCATCCATGTATGGTGCAAATAAAATTCTCCTTCCTTCCCAGGTTACTACCTCTGGCTTAAAATACAAATTTATTACTTCACCTAATCTTTCAAAACTCACATCTTTTGAATCCACAATATTGCGTACAGCTGCGTCGTGATTTCCTGGCAATGCGTCAACCTGCTCAAAAGTATCTCCGAGAACACGACATATCACATTAAACACTTCCGTATGCACATATCCTCTCTTGTGAAACAAATCACCTAAAAATACAACACGACTTACTTCTTCTTTCTTTGCTACTTTTCCCATCTGCTCTATTACATTAACTATATCATATAATCTGGAATTCAGCCGACCATACTTCGTCTCTATTGTCTTCGAAAATGCATCCCAATTATGCGCATGCAAATCAGCAAAAAGTAATACTTTACTCATCTCCTTCCTCCTGTACTGTCTTTTCTTCTATTTCCTCGTACATAGGCGCACTTTTCCCCACCTCTGCTGTTATCCTTTCAATCTCCGCCATCACTGCTACTACCTTTGTCATATCCTCATAAAAGTCATTCTTCCGGAATTTACCTGCTTCAGGGGCATTACTCAATGTACACCAGCCCCCAGCAGATTTTATTATACCATACACAGCACCTAACTCATATACTCCAGAGTACCTCTGCACACCGCTATCAAATAATACCTCTATTTTACACTTTCTAAATGGCAATGACACCTTATTCTTTGCTATATAAATATTTATTACTTGACCCCTTACGTCACCTTTAGCATCTAACAACTTCGTCGACGAATTTAATTCCACCCGTACACTTGCTTGAAAATGCACTGCAGACCCTCCGGGCGTCGTCGTCGTATCTCCAAACATTACACCTTGCTTCTCCATCTTATGATTCGCTAACAATAACAATAAATTACTATTTGCAATATCTGGCGAAGATATACGAAGCACTTTGCGTAACTGCTTCGCTCTCTGCATATCGACTTTCTTGAATTGCTCTTTCATCTCAAAATCTGTTGAAATATCTGCTACGCTATCCAATGCATATAATATAGGTACTTCATTCTTCCACTTCTGTGACATCTCTAATGTACCTCGCAGCGCTGAATGTAACTCTTCAACTGTTCTTGAATTGTTCAACACCAAATCTTCATTATTTATACCCGTTACTTCCCCAAAAGATGCCATATAACTACTCTCTGTTTCATCTAATATTGCAAGACCTTCTGCTCTCTGGCAACACGCTATTGCTGTATTTAATAGCAGGCTCTTTCCTGTACTTGGATACCCAAATAACTCAACTACTCTACCTGACGGATACCCTCCTGTCTCAAATTTACCGGATATTGCCCAGTTCAATACAACACTTCCTGTGTCAAAAAAGAACTTAATCCGGGACGGCGCCTCCGCCCCGGAAACTGCATTCAGCTGCTTGCGCAACGATTTCAACATTTCTTCTTTTCCCATACTACGACTCCATAAATAACGCTACACACTTCGATTTCACCTCGCATACCTTGCACTCTTCTTTCTTTGGTGAAAATCCAACACCAAAGCATGCTGTCTTATCCGCAACAACAGCAGCACCTTTTGGTGTCTTATCATCTGACACTACTGGTTCTGGTGCTACAGCTTTCACTGCTGGTTCTGGCGCGGTATTCCCTGCGTCACCCGCCACAGACTCAGGGTCTTTCTCGACTATCCCGCCTTCCAAAAGTATTGTCAATTCTTCTGCTGTGTATCTTGGCGCAGGTATATGCTTCTCAAGTTTATCAAGCTCTGCATTAAAATTCTTTGGCAAAAAAGGTGTCATGTCTTTCGGGTCCATCGGCGTAACTGTATAGTTTACAAACCCATTTTTCGTCTCTTCTGCAGGCTGCTTTATCAACAAAAAACTTCTCCCTTTTACTGGGTCAAGAACATCCCCAAATAACTCCGCTCTCACCACAACTTCCGCAATCTTGTCATATATCATCGGACCTGTCTCCATTATTTGTATGCCCTTATCCACCTCTTTCATGTCTATCACGTTTAATATCCTTCTTCTCGACATACGCATTTTATGCGCTATTGCCTTATCTTCCGACAATCCCGTATCATACAATCTTTTTACTGCACTACAAACAGGACAATGCCCCTTACCAGCTGAATCTTTTAAACATTCCACTGTCTCATCATCCACACCCACATTATAATGCAGACCGTATTCAAAGCAAAAATCATCGTCTAATCCAGTAAAAAACTTTGAACTACGTGGCAAAACTCTTATCAAGTTTTCTCCTACTTTAATGTCAAATCCTGCTGTCGCACTTCTCTTTTTCTCTAAATTTACTTTCAATTTCTTTAAATCAATCGGCATTTTTACCTCCTATGCGCATTTCTTATTTTATCCAACTTCAGCTGCTCCTCATCAACAACAGCAGCACCTCTACCACTAACTCTATCTTTCATCTCACTTGAATCTATATTCAATGTCTCCATCTCTTTTCTGTACGAAGCACCTAACTGCATCAACATACCACTCTTATCCATATACCCCTGCCTCAATGCTTGCAAATCATGCAACACTCTTACACTTTCAATTTCCTCTTTTTTTGCTTCCTCAAACTCTGGCTGCATCACTATCCAATATTGCGCCCTTACATCTGAACTTTTCTCTTTCCTCTCTGCAGCTGTTTTCAAAAATAGCTCATATAATGACGCCTCTACTCTTTCTCTATGCAACTTCGCTAATTGATAATCATTATCTGCCTCAGATACCATCACATTTATCCATGCAATATACGCCGGCTGGCGCATAAAATCTTTTTCTAAACTCTCTATGTTTGGTATTAACTCTCTTATTACATCTATGTCTTTTCCGTCTACTGATATTCGCAAATTTAAGTTCACAAAACCTCCTGATATACCAATAAACGCTAATTACTACTCACATTCTTGTATTTTTTTAAACTCCCCCACTTAGGTCCTACCTCTATATCTGCATCCATTCTTACCTGTAAAAACTCTACTTTTTCATTCAAATGCGCCATTGCTAATCCTATGGCATCCACTACCTCTGCTACTTGCACCTCAGACACCTCAAAGACAATACTATCATGAACTGTCAATACAGGTGCACAGTCAAGCCCCAATTTTTTAACCAATTTATCAAGATACACAAGCACAATCATTGCGCAATCACTTGACGCAGATTGTACAGGAAAATTTATCGCTTGTCTTAATATACTCGCAAAATCATCACTACCTACTGGCGGTATAATAGGAAATCGCCTGCGCCTTCCAAACACTGATAACACCTCATGCCTCAACAATAACTCTCTCTTTATTTCTTCATACCACACTGGCAATTGTGCGTACTTCTCAAAAAATCTGCTTCTAAACTCTGTTGCTTGTTTCAATGACACATCTATACCATATTCATTCTTTGCATAATCCTTATAACCCTTTGCAGTCGCTCCATACAAAAAACCAAAATTCACTGACTTTGCTTTCTGTCTATCTTCTTTTAACACCTCTGAAATGGGCTTTCCCGTAATTTGCGCAGCTGTGGCCGTATGCAAATCTATTCCACTACTATATACCTCTATCATTGCTTTTTCTTTTGCAAGCGACGCCGCTACGCGTAACTCCGCTTGACTAAAATCCATCTGCACAAACACTTTACCCTTTTCCGCAATAAACAAATCTCTTATTATAGAGTCTCTTGGTACATTCTGCAAATTCGGGTCTGACGAGGCTAAACGACCTGTCACGGTATGCGTTAAAAAGTACAATCCGTGCAATCTCCCATCCTTATGCACTATCTTTGGCCACTTCCCCACATATGTCGATTTCTGTTTTGCATACTTTCTTAACTCCAGAATGTACTCTGCAAGTTTAAAATCAAACTCTTTTGCATATGCATTCATTGTCTCTTCTCTTAATGCTGGAGCTCCTGACGGTGTCTTGCCTAATACAGGCATAGCATACACATTAAAAAATAACTCTCTCAAATCTGTGCTACTCGCAAGATTCTTCTCTGCTGCCTCTGGATATTCCTCTTGCACTTTCTGCATTATAATATCTACTTTCTCATCAATTGTCTTTTCTAACTCAACTGCAGCCGTGCAATCAATAAGCACACCCTTCTTCTCCATATCCAATAATACACGTCTTGCTGGCATCAATACTTCTGTGTATAATTTCCACAACTCCTTTGGCAAGGATTCTTTACTCTTTTTATGCAGCTTAAATGTATTATCGACGTCCTCACAATTATAGTACGCCATTGTATTGAAGTCCGTCACTTCTTCCCCCATGTCTACTAAATTCTCATACCCATCTAACTCTTCTGCTGTTAGCTGTTTCAACGCGTATCCCGTACGATTCTCATTCAATAAATACCATGCAATCACTGTATCACCTGTGTATGCCTCCACTTTCAAGCCATAATCTTCCAACATTTTAATATCAAACGGTCCATAATGAAATACCTTACTTATTTTTTTATCCTGCAATATCTGCTTAACTATTCTCCAATTACTTTCTACCCGCTCTCCATCCAAATATGTCAATATAAAACTAAAGGCTACTCCCTCCTCGATACATACACCAACAGTATATATCTTCTCTTTATTCTCATACCACAATAATCCTGTTGCTTCTATATCCACAGACACTTCACCTTTTGCGCATATCTTCTTATACGCCATCTCAGCTAACTCTTCATCTCCTTTACCTATAACAATATACTTTCTATTTTTAAATAGCTTCCCCTCAATATATTCTTTTACCCTATCAAAATGCTGCACATGTACCCTTGTTGCGTGATTTCTTGATATACTTACTGCATCATTCGTTGCAAAGTACACTCTATTATCTTTCAGCATAAAATTCCCCACACTTTTAGTAAAATCACTCTTCGGAAACACTGCCTTAAACGCTAACAACCCCGCAAGCACAATAACCTTTGCTCCTTTACTCTCTATCACACTTTGTGTATATTTTGCACAATACTTTGCATGTACAGCTGTCGGCAACTTTCCTCCTGCGCCCCTGCATCTTACAATATAAGTATATCCAACAGTCAATCCTGTACCTTTTACCACCTCTCTCAACTGCATCCCTGAATATGACTTATATACTGAATGCGCCTCTGCATCCACCATCACAGGCGATTCTCCTACTACAAGTATGTCTACTTCTCCCCCCGGCACGTCAAAGTTTACACACGTTTCTTTATCCCTACCACAACGTGAACAATCATCTTTTTGTATTGTCACTTTCCGCTTTGCTTCTACTACTACTTTTTTCTCTTCATTGACCTTCCCAAATATTAAATTATCAAAACTCATTCTTCGTCCTCCTGCTTGCTGCAAAAATCAAAAATCACGGACTGCTTAACACTCTTTTCTCTTTTATTTGCTAATCTCTCTATCTCTATCTGTTTTTCAGGTGTTCTTGCAAATTTATACACAATGGTATTATTTATATACTTCTTGTATAACTCATCTGGCTCCATTGCTTTTATTTTCTCAATCTCCTGAACCGTCTTCCATAAGTTATGCAATGCTAATATCCACACGGCTTCTCCTGTACTCTCTAAAAACACACCACTGTTTTTTACCCTGCTGCATACTGGACATGTACATTCTAACTCTTCTGCTTTCTCTATAAAAGCATAGTCATCTATACTCTTCATATAACGACGAATCGCTGCCTGTCGGGCATATGTACTACTGTCAAAAGTAACTAACTCAAAAGGCTCTCCCCACATTTTCATCAAATATATAATCGTTGCAACTCCCGTCTTACCTGTCACTTGCAAAACATGCAAACGCTTTATACCCTTTCTATATGCCAATGTCATATGCGACGCTATTTGCACAACATCATAGCTGGGCTTTGGTGACAAAGCACATCCTTCAAATTGATATTCATTCCATACTCTACTATACCACTCCTCTTTCTGCTCATATGTCTCCCCTTGAATAACACCCCACCATTGAAACTCTGGACGTATTGCATCCCTCTTTCTCAACAAATACTCCCTCGCTCGCTGTATATTCTGCACTGTCACATGCAATGACGGCACAAACTTCTTCGCTGCATTTCCGCCAAACTGTGCTTTCCCTGAAAATGAGTACGGCGGTATATCCAAAATCACGCCTGCATCACAATTCAATAATTGCCACTTTATTACATTCTCCGCATCTATTTTAGCATCTTGCGACACAACACTAAATCCCCCAGAATCTCCAAACAAAAAAGAGTCGTCACCTATCCCAAAATAATCCCGCAAATCAAACTGTTGCGAAAAATAAAACGAATACAACAACGACTTATAGTTTAATACATCATTCTCTCTCCACCAACCCAATGTTTTCTTATCCTCCCCCAAATACACCGGCTTTTTTATAAATAAATCCGTTGACAACGCCGGCAAGTATAGAGCACCTTTCGGTATCACTGCCACCTTCCTGCGGCTTCAAGAACTATCGGAGCTGCTGGCACAATGTCACGTACATATTTCTTTATCACTCCCAAATTTATCACTGTGTTAGCCTCCAAATCTTGTTCAAACATATACAAAATCTTCTTTGAAGACACTCCCCACTTTTCTGGGCATAAATCAATACTTATACCTCCTCTCTTGTAAAACAATGCGGTAACTCGCATATAAAATGGGTCACATGACTTGAACAATCTATCAAGTATCTCATTCGTCACTGTCTCATGAAATGCTCCATGATTCCTAAACGAAAACATATACAATTTCAATGCCTTTGACTCTATGCACTCTCTTGCTGGTACATAATCAATCACTATGTTCGCGAAATCCGGCTGCCCTGTCTTCGGACACAAGCTGGTAAACTCCGGAACATTGAACCTAATATTATACAATCTATTTTTTACTGGATTCGAAAATAGTTCAATCTTTGCTTCTTCCGGCGTTCTTGGGTACTTCGTTTTCTTTCCACCCAACAATGTCAATTCTTTCTCATATTTGCTCATTTTCTCTCCTTTATTCTATATTTTTATGCCTTATTCATACTCCAGCTCTTCTTTCACACCTGACTCTGCAAATGCTCTTAACCTCTCTGCGCATGTCGGGCATGTTCCACAAGCTTTCTCTCCTCCCTTATAGCAACTCCACGTCCTTCCAAAAGGCACTCCTAATTTCGCTCCCAATGCAACCACTGCTGCTTTCGAATAGTCAACAAACGGTGCGTATATTCTCACAGGACTCTTTCTATTTAATTGCAATACTTCATTTAATCGCTGTACAAACCCCTTTGTACAATCCCAATATCCATACAAATCATGCGCCTGTGCACCGTAAAATACTGCCTCTGCTCCTATACTCTCTGCCACAGCAACAGCTATATTTAGCAAAATCATATTTCTATTTGGCACATACGTCACAGGCTGTGCATCTCCTTTTGCTTGTGTAATCGTCGGCATCTCCACACTGCTATGCCCTGCAAGAGCGGATACATCTTTTACTACTTCACTCAAAAATGATATATCAATCACCTTATGCTCAACTTTCAACAATTTTGCATTGTACGCTGCACACTCCAGCTCCTTGCTATGTCTCTGCCCATAATTAAAAGATAAAGCTACTACACCGTCTTCTACATGTTCTTTCACAATATAATGCAATAATGTCGTCGAATCCAACCCGCCACTTAACACAACAATGCCTTTGCTCACTTTATACCTCCCTCTTGACTCTTTACGCGTGTTCTCTCTTTAAATGCCCAAGCAATCAAAAAACTGGCTCCTCGCTCTAACAATTCTGCTCTCGTTCTGCCTTCCTCCGACTTCTCTAACTCTCTATAAAAACAAACAAATAAACGATGCATCTCCTTTTCAGGCAAATCCGCAATTTTTACACCTCCCCATATTTCAATCTCTTCTTTAAACAACTTATCCATTCTTTACTCCTATTGCGTTAAAAAACTCCGTCCTTGTCGCAGATTCTTCAAATACCCCGCTGAACTGTGACGTCGTCATCAAACTGTTAGGCTCCTGCACTCCCCGCATCATCATACATAAATGCTGCGCTTTAATCACAACAATTACACCTAACGGGTCAAGCCTGTTCTGCAACTCTTTTGCTATCTGTGCGGTCAAATTCTCCTGCAATTGCGGTCTCCTGGCATAATGGTCAACAATTCTTGACAATTTCGACACACCCACAACTTTCTTATCTGGTACATATCCTATATAAGCTTGCCCAAAAAAAGGCATAAAATGGTGCGAACACATTGACTTTACTTGTATGCCTTGCAAAACTACCATCTGATTATACTTCTCAATATTGTCAAATACAGTTATCTTTGGCATAACGTCGAATAGTCCCCTAAACACCTCGTTCACATACATCTTTGCTATTCTTGCAGGTGTCTCTTGCAAGTTTATATCCTTTTCCCATTCAGGGTATAATATTGTCAGCAACTCCTGCACATTCTTCTCTACTTTCTTCTTTTTGTTCGCTTTTAACTTCGCTACTTCCATTATCTTCAATCCTTGTTCCTGTGTCTCGCTCATCTGTAACCTCCTTATCTACTTTTATAAAATCCTTTGCATCTGCTAAAAAGTACTTCCATACCTTTACAGTTCTTCCAACTTTTATCCTACAAGCTATATACTCCTTTTGCGTCTTCTCATCTCTCTTCACACTTCCAGCATACACCTCCGGCCTGCTGCAATTCTTTCCATATAGCTCAGTCGCTTTTTGCAGCACTACACTCTTTACATAATTATCTGCTCTTACCTTCTCTTCCTTTGTCACTAACAATTCTTTTTCTTTTATCTCCTTCATATTACTCAATCTCCTCGTTAACATGTACTTTTGTAAACTCAACATACGCTTCTTTGCGTACAGCCGTCTCGTATAATCTCACTGTCACTATTCCTACATCAAATAAAAAACTTGGGCGCAATATCTTGTATATCTCTTCACTGATATTCTCTGCTGTCGGCTGCTTTTCCATACCTTCGTTCAAACAAGTATGGTCAAACTTCTCTACTACCTTCTTTATATTCGTAAAATCCCACATCATTCCATTATTCTCTTCTATCACACGCTGCGCCTCAACTGCATCCAACTCTACCTCTACCTCTAACAACCAAGTATGCCCATGCAGTCTACTACACTTTCCGGCGTATTCCTTCAACCAATGCGCCCCCTCAAACACTGCTTCTGCATGAACCGTCCTACTGCCTGCTACTCTCATCACATCGTACATAATATCAATGTATTCTCTCACTCTTTCATTCATTATACACCTCTCTTTTTATTCCATACTTCTACTTGAACTCTTGGGCTAAATCTTACACCCCACTCCTTACATTTCTCTATTGTATCTGGTGCACGCTCAACAAATTCCTCTCTTGTCTGCGCTTCTGGCATAAGATATATCATTGCATTTTCTGGCAACTCTTCTATTGCTTCTGCCAACCAGGGGGCAAACTCGGCACTGTCTACGAATTTATATACACTCTTAATACGTATATACTTATTATGCCAAGACAAGCCATCTTCTTTTCTTTTTGGTGACACTGAAAACAAGACATCCGCTCTCCCCCACTGCAACTCATATTTCAGCGGCACGGTACCATTTGTCTCTATTGTTATATCTTTCCACCAAAGCTGCATCTCTCCTTCTCTCAACTTTGCTACTATTTCATAAATCTCTTTTTCATACAACATGGGCTCACCGCCCGTAAACACTATCCCAACACTTCTTCCTTTGGCATTCTCATTTATAAACTTCACAGCATCTTCAACGCCGTACACTGCCCCTTCTAAAGGTATTGCATAAGCAGTATCACAGAATGAACAATTCATATTGCACCCCTGCACTCTAATAAATACTGACTTCTGCCCTACAAGCAACCCTTCACCTTGAATAGAAACAAACATTTCGTTTATAAATTTCTTCATTTTCACTCCTTCTTTTGATTAGTGTCTTCCTAACTCTATTCCTAATGCCAAACAAATCTCTTTTAAACTACTTTGCGATACAATAATTTTTAATGCTATGTCTATCTCTCTGTGCTTACACCTATACTTACGACAAAATTTCTCTGTAAACTCTTCTTTATACTTCGCAGGCAATTCCTCTAATGTATTCACTCTCTCTGCCTTAATATAACTCACTCTAACTGGTATCTGCCTCTTCACAATTAAACTACTCAATATTTCGTATAGACGACCCCCCAGCAAATATCTATACTTCTGCACTAACACAACAAGGCGTAAAAACTCTGGACTCATACTCAAATACCGTAGCACTTTATCTATATTCTCTTCTTTATCCTCTTTTGTCCATTCTCTATCTTTTGTAAATAATGAACCCGCCATCGATATAAACAATATTCTATCCGACATTTTCACCTCAAATATATGACATAATATTTAAACAACAAGCTGCAAAATTTATCTCCCTATCTGCTACTGTGCTATCTCTATACATATATTCAGCAATTGTCAATAATACCTGTCCCGTCTTATCCTTTGCACCTAACTCTATTGCATTATCAAACAAAAACCTGTATAAACCCGTATAATTCAAGCTCTTACTTAACCTCTCTCTTATTTGTTTCAAATCCTTCACTTTAAGCAATCCCATTATCTCCGCATATAATCCTATATGCGACTCATAGATAAAAATACCGTCAACTGAACTATATTGCGCCATATTTATTACTTTACGCACATCTGGATAGCTATCTTCTACCAACACTACTAAACTCTCTATATCTTGTACAACAATAGACTCTTCTTCCATTATATGTTTAGCTATATGAACAATGTCCTTCTTTGGCAAAGCAGAAAACTCAAACATAGTGCATCTTGATTGTATCGGCTCTATTATTTTCTCAACATAATTTGCTGTCAATATGAACCTACTTTTCTTTGAAAAGGTCTCCATCATATTACGCAATGCAAACTGGGCATCTGCTGTCAATGCGTCTGCTTCATCCAAAAACACAACCTTCCATTTATTAAAAGATTGCGACGACACAAACGATTTTATCTTATTACGTATCACATCTAATCCCCTCTCATCTGACGCATTCATCTCCAGTATCGTGGCATCTAACTCTTGCAATAATATTTTCGCAATACTGGTCTTACCGCTCCCCACGGCACCATGCAATAACAAGTGCGGTATTTCTCCTGTTGCTATAAACTCCTTAAACCTTTTACGATACTCATCAGACATGATTACATTATCTAACTTTCTCGGACGATACTTTTCAATCCATAACTCCATCTTTTTCCTCCACTTTTATGCCTTCAACTGGTGACACTCCATACATCACATCACCATTAAGCACTACCATCGGGCTGTTTTCTCCTAACCATATCTCTACGCTAAAATCACAATTTTTTAATACTGCATCTAATAACGCTGCATCAAACATAATGCTAAATTCACCCTCCACACTCTCTCCTGCGTACACCTTTAACTCTGCATTATGTTCTATCTTCGCACCAAGTACTGCCGTCACTACACCATCCTTAACCTTAAACATAACATATGACGGTCTTAACAGCCCATATAAACGCTTATAATTCTCCATAAAATTCTGTGGCACTAAAAAATGCAAAGATAGTTTCGACTTAAATTCGTCTAACATTGCTTGCGTACCTCCCTTATTCTTCACATTCGTTGATATTACATCAACATCGCTCAACAAATATGACACCTTTCCCTCATCCTTATTGCCAAAAACAACCCTATTTTTTTCCACATCCATTACAATCTCATCTGCGACAATAGACTGTGATAACAACTTAATCAACAAGCCTAAATCATACACTCCTATCCTTTCTGATAAAGGAAACCCAGACCTTCCTGCAATTATGACTGAACTGTCTATACTTGCTGCGGACACCTCAAAACTCTTGTCAAACACTACTTCCCCTACTTTTCCATCTAAAAATATCTTTTTCAAATATTTTACAATCTCATTCTTATTAACTAACATCCATCCTCCTATGTTATAATTTCATACCGCTCATTATCATTAAACTGCGTTCTTAAATCAATTTCTTTACCTTGTTCAACTATTTTTAAAATAACTCCTGTCTCATCTCCATCTACCAATACCCCCGTGACTATACCCTGTGTCAACTTATCCCGCACAAATACTGCAGAAAACAATCTCTTTTTTTCTTTTGTCTCTGTATTCTCTATGAACTTATCCCTATATATCCACATCTACACCTCCACATATTTTACTTCAAAACCCTCTTTTCTATACACTGCCACTCTCTCTTTACTATGTTTCAATAAAATGCCACCTATATCAATTACATCATATATCACCACACTATTTTCTCCTTCCTTCTTCTTACGCAAACCTCTACCGACTCTCTGTAACAACTTCCTATCTGACCTTCTACTTGCTCCTAAAATAAGTACATCTATATTCGCTACGTCCACTCCTTCATCAAATATAGTGGACACAATTAACACATCTATCTCCCTTTCACTAAACTTTCGTTTTATCTCTAACCTATCCCTACTCTGCCCATGTAAAAAAGCACATCTCAAATCACTCCTTTGCTGCAATAACTCTAACAACAATTCTCCATGTTCAATCCTCTCTATAATCATTAAAACACATTTTCCTCTTTCTTCTAATGCAGCTTTTACTAACAATGAATTTCTCTCTTGATTAAATACAATCGCTTTCTCATAAATCTTTCCATATATCAAAGCACTCTTCCCTGTGTCTTCTGCCTCGCCCCTTTCATACATTATACGCCACTTCTCATCAAATTCCATCTTTGCTTCCTCTATCTCATCTGTACAATCAACACTTAACAATCTAACTTCAGGCGTCGCAGAATACCCTGCTTCAATTAACTCCTTATTTTTTACTTTCACCAATATGTCTCCGCATACTGCCCGCACATTCATGCCTTCATAACTATTCTGCCTTGCTATTGTACCTGAAAATCCTATACGATATTCCGCTCTTCTTACCTTGTCTATAACCATCTTCCAGGACTTCGCTGCGGCATGGTGCACTTCATCAATCAATAAGCACTCAACTCCCTCTAAATAATCAATTAAATCCTGTCTCTTATCATACTTGCC